CGGTGTTCCATTCAAACTGTGTACTCGTGAAGAATTTGAATCACGATTACGAAAAGAATTTTGGAAGCCAGATGGGCTTCGACGGTCAGAAAATCGGACCGACTCTCAACATTCGTGACCCGCTCCAGACGACAGTTCGTACTGGTTGGGCGATGCAACAGCAGGACGTAACCGAGACTTATCATACCTTGACAATTGATACAATTGTCGGTACTGATCTCAAGTTCTCGGACGCGGACCTTGCTCTTAGCATTGATGATTTCGTACCGCGTTATATCGATTCGCCCGCCAAGAAATTGGCCTCAGTCGTGGACGCAGACATTGCAAAAACAATGTTGCTTTACACAGCCAATAACTTCGCCGCGACTGCTTTCGCAGTGCCTACGACTATTGACACATACTTGGGCGCCGGTGCAATGCTCAAGCAAGCGCTTGTTCCTTTCACGGACGGGATCAATGTAGCGATCTCTCCCCAGATGGAACGCAAGATCGTTAGTGGCTTGGCTGGACAGTACAACCCCCAGGGCAACATCTCTGAGATGTTCCTCAAGGGCCAGATGTCCAATGCCGCGGGTCTTGATTGGTATATGAGTCAGCTCATTCCCGCGATCACGATCGGCACAGACACGACAGCCGCTGTTGGTACTTTTGTTGCTGCCACTGGCACGTCACTCCCATACACTGGCAACATCGCTTCCGGTACCGCGAAAGCGGGACAGGTTATCACGATTGCTGGTCTGTACGATGTCAATTTCGAAACGAAAACACCTTACCAGAGCCTTAAACAGTTTGTGGTAACGGCGGACAATACTGCTTCCAATGGAGCAGGTACACTGTCGATTTTCCCTGCCATAGTCTTTGATACGGCTTCGCCGGTACAGAACTGTTACATTGCAAGTGGCTCGATCAATGCTGCTGCGGTCACATACGCGGCCACTGATGGTAGTGCCAACGTGACCACGACCCCGTCTGCGACTTATCAGCAGAGCTTGGTCTGGCACAAGGACGCCTTTGCGTTTGCATCAGTTCCGCTGATGCTGCCTAAGGGTCTTGACATGGCGTCGACTGCCTCGTTTGAGAATCTGAACTTCAGGTTCCTGCGCGGGTACGACATTGCCAATGCCAGGCTGCTTAGCCGTATGGATCTGTTTTATGGTAAGGCCCAGATTCGTCCGCAATGGTGCGCGAAAGGCTGGACAGTCTAACTAATACCCCCGTTTCCTCCTCGGGGTTATAGGTGGGGGTAGGTGCTTGCCGCTACAGGTGCCTGCCCCCTTTCTTACAAGTAAAGTAAAACAATTAAAAAAGGATTAAATATTATGGCAGACGTAGAAAGACTCGGAGCAGGAAACCCGGACGGTTGCTTGCACGGGGACACAACAGCAGAAAAAATCGGTTTTTACGGGGTTTCTCCCTGTATTTCGCAGCGCGGGGGATCTTTTACAGCCATTACCGGCGCCTCAGATAGCACAGCAGTTGCTACGCTGGTTAATGAGATTCGTTCGACGATCGTTGCTCTTGGTTTACACGCAGCGACCTAATTAGTACGATCAGGATGAGGGGCTTTGCGTTTCAAGCAGATAGTAAAGCCCCTTGTCTTGGTAGACTGGAGTTTGTCAATAACCCTCGCCTTGATTCCTCAAGGCTTTTCCAATTTTAAGGACCTATTATGAGCGATGTATACGGCTCAAATTTCGTCTACGGCCAATCGACTCTTTACAAGGACGACGGTGCCGTCGAGCCGAGTCCTGACATGCTCATCTGTAATGACGGCACGGTACTCGAGCCCACGACCTGCCTGGATATAATCAAAAGAACATTACGTTTACTTACGGTATTAGCGACCGGAGAAGAGCCTGACGCCCCCGAGACCGGGGACTGCCTCATGCAATTAAACTGGCTTATCCAGTCCTTGACCAATGAAAAACTGCTTACATTCTACGTAAAAAACGAACTGTTCAATCTCGAAGCCGGCAAGGGCACGTACACCATTGGCCCAGATCCCTCGCAGGATTTCAATACATCATTGCCGATTAAGATTGCCTCGGCCTTTGTCCGGGACCTGAGCTCTGGCTACGCGAACGATTACAGGCTGGACTTGATACCCAATGACAGATGGCAGGATATCTTCCAGAAGGGCATTGGCTCGACCTATCCCCGCTGGATTAACTTTGTGCGGACGTATCCTTACGGGCAGATCAATATATGGCCCGTCCCGACCCGGGCCGTGCAAATATCCCTGTCCCAGTGGAATCAGTTCTTTCAGTTTACTGATTTGACAAGCATTGTCTGCTTACCTCCAGGGTACAAGACCATGCTCGCATATAACTTGGCCCGGGAAATGGCCCCGGAATATGGTGTGGACCTGAACCCGATCATTGAGCGACGCGCTCGTGAAACGAAGGCGGTTCTCAAGACCGTTAACTTCGAGGCCGTGCTCATGACAACAGACAATAGTTTACTGCCTCGCAGGGCGTTTAGTTTACTTTCGGGACTTTATAGCACCTAAAGGAGTTTACTTTGGAGATTGGATTTATTGGTGGCAGCGGCAAATCTAGGTCTTACGCAGTAGATGGACAAGACTCCATCAATTACTACGTGGAGATAACTGCGTCCAATTCCCAGTCCCAGGCCAAGAACGTGACCGTGCTTTATCCTACTCCTGGACTCTTGCCCTTTAACAAAGACATAGATCTCTCCGGCGTCGTTAGATGCCTATATACTACGTCAACAGGCCGCATGTTTTCGGCCACGGGCAACAAACTGATTGAGTACTCGCCTTACGGCCAAAAAACTATCCGCGGAACTCTCCTCACAAATACAGGAGTGGTTTCCATGGCGGATTGCGGGCAGGGCGCCGGCCGTGGGTACGGGCTCTGCATAGTTGATGGCCTATACGGCTACAATTATAACTTGACAAACAATACCTTCGAGCAAATCAAAGACGTGTCATTCCCCCGGTCCGGGACCGTGATCTTCATGGACGGGTATTTCATCGTCAATGAGCTCGACTCAGCCCGCTTCTGGCTCTCGCAAATGTACGACTGCTTGGATTGGTCGGACCTGCAAGAGCAATACCCGACGCATACGTCAATATCCCTCCAGACCGGGCTCTTGACCGTGATCTTGGAAGACGCCACCGGCGCTCCTCTGTTAAACCTGACTACAGTGACGAGCAACTTGCCCGTGACCGTGTCCTCGACAAGTTCTTACTTGTCAGGCACGACGCAGGTCTACGACCCAACAACAGGCCAATTGCAGATCAATATCACGTCCTTTGGTGGGACTGGCGTGGCCTCAGACTGGACCGTGAACGTGTACGTGGCAGGATCTACGCGGTTCGCGACTGCGGAAGGCACGCCTGATAACTTAAAGACGATCGCGACCATCCGCAATGAGCTATGGCTCATTGGTGATATTTCCACGGAGATATGGACGCCATTCGTTGGAGCGGGCCCGGACGATTTCCCGTTCATTAAGTCTCGTGGTGCTTTTGTCAATAATGGGACCGTGGCCTCGTACTCGGCCGTGACAAATGGAAATAATTTATTCTGGCTGGGGAGTTCCGCGGCAGGACATGGCCAGGTCTGGATGACTAACAATTATCAGCCGTATAAGATATCTACAAACAGCATAGACCACGAGATCGAGGCCTTGTCCAATATCCAGGACGCGGTCGGATTTTGTTACACCCAGGAAGGGCATGAATTTTATGTACTCTCTTTTAATGAGGGGAATAAGACTCTCGTCTACGATATCTCGACGAGTGAGTGGCATGAGCGTGCGCATTGGAACGGCCCTAAGGGTCGGTTTGAGCGCTATATGCCAAATACTCATTGCCTATTTAACGGTGTTAATTATGTGGGTGATTATAGAAACTCAAAAATTTACTCACTGGATCTTAACACGTTTACGGATGACGGAGAGACCGTGAGGCGCGTCAGGACTGGGCCGCACGTCCATCAGGACCGGCAACGTCTTTACTATAAGGAATTCGAAATAGACATTGAACGTGGAGTAGGCCTTGACGGAAACGACCCGAACAAGAACAATCCCATGGCTTTCTTGACGTGGTCGGACGACGGTGGAATGACTTGGTCGAATGAATATTGGAACAAGCTCGGAGCTCGTGGAGAGTATAAAAATCGATTACATTGGCACAGACTTGGCTATTCCAGGGACCGGGTCTTTAGACTTGTGGTCACGGACCCGATCAAGGTCGTGCTAATTGCTGCTCGAGCAGATGTACAAGCGGAACGTCAGTAAAAAGGAAATAATATGAGTGCACAGACAGGTTGGGGCATTGCTCTACAGGCAATAGGAAATCTCGGTGAAGGCATAAGTGGAGTCATTGGCTCGAATCAAATAGCCAACACGCAGACCAATGCCATTGACACAGCCCGTAATACTTACAACAAGTATTACGACCAAGCCAAGGGCATACAGCAGCCCTACGCGGACATGGGAATGAAAAATACCCAGTCCTTGGACCAGATGGTCAATAACGGGGATTTTCAGGACAAGTCGAAGTTCAATTTCCAGCAGGACCCAGGGTATCAGTACCAGCTCTCGTCTGGAAATCAGGCGATCCAGCAGAATGCTGGGGCCTTGGGCTCGCTCTTCTCCGGCGCCACGATGAAGGCCTTGACCAAGTACGGCTCCAATCTGGCCAATCAGCAGTATCAAGCTGCGTACGGCAGGTATGTAGATCAACGCAATTTTAACCAGACCAACCTTACTAATAACTACT